CGATTTCACTCCTTCCCCAAAAGAACCATCAAAAGAACCAAAGAACCATCAGAACGGCTGTATCAGCTCTTTCGAGTCAAAAATCAGCCCGGTTACCATTAGTACAGCCGAAGGGAAACTGGCCCGTGGCCGACGAGAGTGGTTCTATTTGTTCATTATATCACGAAAGTGTGGAAAAATCAATCCCACAAGTAATTAACGAGATGTAAACAAGTATAAATCCACTCTAAACGACAAAGAGGCTCTCCCGAAGCTCCACAACTCAGCTCGTTCACCGGCCATGAATGATCCGGAGCTGAGTGGTCGGCAACATCAACAGCCTACTATCCGGATTAGGAAGCTGAACCTGACAAGGAGGGACAAGCAGTGACAAAGCGTGAACGTAACAACTGGATCGTGAACATTGAAAACACTGCTGCTGCCATCGAGTCTCAGTTGGGCTCAGCAGTAGTTGAATCTGTTTTCAAACGCTATGGTGCACACGGCACTTGGGACCTTAGCCCAAGCGACCTGCCTGAAGTCTTCAGCGAACTGTACGCCATTGAAGCGGATCTCGACTAACAGACCGTCCTGAGAATGACAGAAAACTGCTCACCGTCAGGCACCGCACCGACTGATCACCGGTGGCTCAACGGTGCTTGACGGCACAAGTAAATATCAACAGCTGCCTTTTGAGCGGGAAGCTGCAGACCGGAACGGAGAAATCTCCGTCGGGACTGTGGTTGGATTTCTATACCCATTTTGCAGCTGACCATGAAGGTTTCCTCCGTTCCAAGCAAATCGAACGGAGGAAATTTTCATGCAAAACAACGACAAGAAGTACTTTGTCCCGGTCAACGGGACCCCTATCGAGGTCAGCGAGGAAGTTTACAGGGCATACTACCAGCCCATCTGGAACACCCGCTACCATGCCCAGAAGAACGGCGAGTGCCGCTGCACCAAGGCCCAGCTTTGGAAGTGCGACGGTGTTTGCCCCGGCTGCCCGTTCTACGCTGCCAGTAAGAAGGTTTCCATCGATACGCCTATCGGCGGCGAGGAAGACGAGCTTACCCTTGGCGACACGCTGGCCGACGACGCACCGTCTGCGGAGTCCATCCTTATGGATAAGGAACTGCTCGACGCTCTATACGCCGAGCTAAACCGCCTTGACCCGGACGGTAGACGCATCTGCGAGCTTATCATGCAGGGCAAGACGGAGCGTGAGATCGCTGCCGACATGGGCAAACGCCAGTCGACCATCAACTACCAGAAGAACAAGGTGTTCTCCATCCTGCGTGAAGCCCTGAAGGACTTCATCTAATACCTAACAAAGGCCGCCGTGGAGGCAATTCTGCGGCGGTCAAAAATTTTTTCAGATTTTTTCGTTCAAAACACCGGTTTCCCTCCAGTGGGTACTGAGGACAGCAAAACAACACAGGTCCTCAGAAAGGAGGAACCGCCAATGAGTGAGTCCAGACCCAACAAGGCCGTTACCGATGAAGAGCTCATCGGAGTGCTTACGGCAATCAGCGTAGTGTCAAGACGTCTGGCGAGGAAGCTGATCCAGCTGAACCAGACAAGCCAATCTCAGGAAGGAGGAAAACGTGATGAGCAAAATGTGCGAAATGGAAGCGACCATCAGGGAGTTGCGGGATATTGCATCTTCTATTAACGACATCGCCAACTGGCTGACCGGCGCATTCAGCGGCACCGAGGAAGCGGCCCCTACTCCGGAACCGGAAAAGGCACTCACCCTCGAAGAGGTCAGAGCGATTCTGGCAGAAAAGTCTCGTGATGGCTTCACCGCTCAGATTCGTGACCTTCTCCTGAAGTACGGTGCCAGAAGCTCTCCGAGATTGACCCGGCAAGCTACAAGGCTCTGGTAGCGGATGCGGAGGTGCTCGGAAATGCCTAACCACGCACTTCTCTCTGCATCGTCCTCGCACAGGTGGCTCAACTGCCCACCTTCGGCAAGGCTCTGTGAAGGCTACGACGACAAAGGTAGCGATTTTGCAGCCGAAGGTACCGATGCCCACGCTCTTTGTGAGTTCAAGCTCCGGACGGCACTCGGTCTGGAAGCAAAAGACCCGACCGAAGACCTCACTTGGTACAACTCCGAAATGGAGGAATGCGCCAACGGCTATGTGGCCTTCGTGATGGAGTTGGTTGAAGAAGCCAAAAAGGCCTGCCCGGACCCCGTGGTCCTGATCGAACAGCGGCTCGACTACTCCAAGTATGTCGAGGAGGGCTTCGGCACCGGCGACTGCGTCATTATCGCAGACGGGACGCTCCATATCGTGGACTACAAGCACGGCAGAGGCGTTCTGGTCGAGGCTGACGACAACCCGCAGATGAAGCTGTACGCTCTCGGTGCGCTGGAGCTGTTCGACTGCATCTACGACATCGACGCCGTCAGCATGACCATCTACCAGCCCAGACGCTCCAACGTCAGCACTTTCACCATTCCGAAGGAGGAACTCTACGAGTGGGCCGATCGGGTTCTGACCCCTACCGCAGAGCTTGCCTTCAACGGAGACGGCGAATACCACTGCGGCGAATGGTGCCAGTTCTGCAAGGCAAAAGCCGACTGCCGTGAAAGAGCCAACGCCAACATGGAGCTTGCCAAGTTCGAGTTCAGGCAGCCGCCTCTGCTTACAGATGAAGAGGTCGAAGAAATTCTCGGCCAAATCGACGGGCTGACCACCTGGGCATCCGACATCAAGGACTACGCGCTACAGGCGGCTATCAGCGGTAAACAATGGTCCGGCTACAAACTGGTCGAGGGCCGCTCCAACCGCAAGTACACAGACGAGAATGCCGTCATCGCAGCCGTAACAGCTGCCGGATACGACCCCTACGAACACAAGATTCTCGGCGTCACCGCCATGACCGCACTTCTCGGAAAGAAACAGTTCAACGACATTCTTGGAGGCCTGATCACCAAGCCTCAAGGAAAACCCACGCTGGTGCCGGACAGCGATAAGAGACCGGCAATGACAACTATTATCGATGATTTCAAGGAGGACAACTAATATGTCAAATTCTACTAAACTCGCAAACCCCATGAAGGTTATCACTAGCAAGGACACTCGTTGGTCCTATGCCAATGTCTGGGAGGCCAAGTCCATCAACGGCGGCACCCCGAAGTTCAGCGTCAGACTCATCATTCCGAAGACTGACACCGTGACCGTTCAGAAGATCAAGGCGGCGATTCAGGCGGCCTATGAGGAGGGGCAGGCCAAGCTCAAGGGAAACGGCCGCTCCGTTCCGCCTTTGACTGCCATTAAAACGCCCCTGCGCGATGGAGACACCGAGCGTCCGGATGATCCCGCCTATGCCAACAGCTACTTTATCAACGCCAACTCTGCTACGGCTCCCGGCATCGTGGACGCTGACTGCAATCCGATCCTGACCCGCTCCGAGGTCTACTCCGGCGTATACGGTCGTGCCAGCATCAACTTCTACGCTTTCAACTCCAACGGTAACAAGGGCATCGCCTGTGGGCTAAACAACCTGCAGAAGATCCGTGACGGCGAACCCCTCGGCGGCAAGTCCAGCGCAGCATCTGACTTCTCCACCGATGCGGATGAAGATTTCCTGTCTTAAGGAGGTGCGCACCATGAACGCTACTACGATTCTTTGCATCCTGCTTCTGTCCCTCTATCTGGTTTTGGCCGTGTTTTGGATCGTCAGGTCCATCATCGACACCATCGACGACCGCAAGCGTGAAAAGCGTAATGCTGCTCTTGAGGCTGAGCGTGAAGCTCGTAACGCCAAATGGGAAGCCGAGCGTCAGCAGCTTGAACGAGAAAGTGCCATTCGTGAAGTCGAGTACCACGAAGCCCGAATGAAGGAACTCGAACAGAAGTAATCTCCGGCCTACGGGTGGTGGGAGCAATCCTGCCACCCTTTCAGGCTACGGAAAGGACCGATGTATATGAAAACACTCAGTATTGATATTGAAACCTACAGCAGTGTGGACCTTGCCAAGTGTGGCGTCTACAAATATACCGAGGCAACAGATTTCGACATTCTTCTCTTCGGATATTCCGCAGACGGCAACCCCGTGCAAGTGGTCGATCTTGCCTCTGGTGAGACAATCCCGCCAGAGGTCATCGCTGCGTTGACAAACGATGATGTGACGAAGTGGGCCTTTAACGCACAGTTTGAGAGGATATGCCTTTCCCGCTGGCTCCGGGATCATGGCGTTTTTGATAATGCCTACTACAGCATCCCGGAAGACACCGTCGGCAACTACCTCGATCCAGCCTCATGGAAATGCACCATGATCTGGTCCGCTTACATGGGCTTGCCACTGTCGCTGGAAGGTGTCGGTGCCGTTCTGGACCTCGGAAAGCAGAAGCTGACCGAAGGCAAAGAGCTCATCAAGTATTTCTGCCAGCCCTGTGCGCCGACAAAGAGCAATGGCGGTCGAACCCGCAACCTGCCGGAAAACGCTCCCGACAAGTGGGACGCCTTCAAACGGTACAACATCCGTGATGTCGAGGTCGAGATGTCCATTCAGGAAAAGCTCGCCAAGTTCCCTGTGCCGGAAACAGTCTGGGAGCAATACCACCTCGATCAGGAAATCAACGACAGAGGCGTCGCCCTTGATATGGAGCTGGTGCATCAAGCCATCGCTATGGACACCCGCTCCCGTGCGGATCTCACTGCTGCCATGAAGAAGCTGACCGCTTTGGACAATCCCAACTCCGTGCAGCAGATGAAACAGTGGCTTTCGGACAACGGTCTGGAGGTGGATTCTCTCGGCAAGAAGGAAGTCGCTGAAATGCTCAAGACCGCTCCGGCAGAGCTGCAGAAGGTTCTCCTTCTCCGGCAGCAGCTGGCCAAATCGTCTGTCAAAAAGTATCAGGCGATGGAAAAGGCAGTCTGCGCCGATGGTCGTGCTTGTGGAATGTTTCAGTTCTACGGTGCCAACAGGACCGGTCGTTGGGCTAGACGCATTATACAGATGCAGAACCTACCCCAGAACCATCTTCCGGATCTGGCAGAGGCTCGTGGGCTTGTCCGTTGTGGCGACTTTGAAGGCGTGGAGCTTCTCTACGAAGATGTGCCAGATACGCTCTCGCAGCTGATCCGCACCGCCTTTGTGCCGAAGCCGGGATACAAGTTCATCGTCTCCGACTTCTCGGCAATCGAGGCCAGAGTGCTGGCGTGGTTTGCCGGTGAAATCTGGCGTCAGGAGGTCTTTGAAAAAGGCGGCGACATCTACTGCGCTTCCGCATCGCAGATGTTCAAGGTTCCTGTTGAAAAGCACGGCGTGAACGGCCACCTGCGGCAAAAAGGCAAAATTGCTGAACTCGCCCTCGGCTATGGCGGCTCTATCGGAGCTCTCAAAGCGATGGGAGCCTTGGAGATGGGCCTTTCGGAAGACGAGCTTCAGCCGCTGGTCACTGCTTGGCGCAACTCGAACCAGAACATTGTGAGGTTCTGGTGGGATATCGACCGGGCAGCTATGAATGCCGGGAAGTATCACATGGACGGCGAGGTCTGCGGCATCAAGTTCTGCTACCAGAGCGGGATGCTCTTCATTACGCTCCCGTCCGGCAGACGCCTCTCGTATGTAAAGCCCAAGCTCGGTACAAATCAGTTCGGCAGCGAGTGTATCACCTACGAGGGTATCGGCGGTACAAAAAAGTGGGAGCGGCTGGAGACCTACGGACCGAAGCTCGTGGAGAACATCGTCCAAGCCACCTCCCGTGACATTCTCTGCTACGCCATGCGGACCATGTCGCACTGCTTCATTACCATGCACATTCACGACGAGCTGGTCATCGAAGCCAGCCCCGGCGTCGACCTGAAGGTTCTCTGTGAGCAGATGGGCCGGACCCCGCCGTGGGCAAACGGGCTCAAGCTCCGTGCCGATGGCTACGAGACCATGTTTTATAAAAAAGACTGATTCTGATTCGTTCAAATACCACTAAACCCTCCAGTGGGTAGTGAGAACTTTAGATTGGAGGTGCCTATCATGGCCGAATACAAAAACGCAGAGGGCTATGCCGATCCCACAGCATTCGGAGCCTTCTGGGCCATTGAAAAAGAAGAAAAAGCTCTCCGGGCATTCAGGCCCATCGTGTATATCTGCAGTCCGTATGCCGGAGATGTCGAACGCAACACCGCTGCCGCCAGACGCTACAGCCGTTTTGCGGTAGATGCCGGATACATTCCCATCGCACCGCACCTGCTGTTTCCGCAGTTCCTTGACGACAACAAGCCCAAGGAGCGTGAGCTGGGTCTGTTTTTCGGGAATGCCATCCTGAGTAAATGTGCCGAGATGTGGGTCTTTGGTGACCGGATCTCCGAGGGCATGGAGGCCGAGATCAAGAGAGCGACTTGGAAGGGACACCGAATCCGCTACTTCAGCGAGACCTGCGAGGAGGTAACAAGATGAGATTCACTTTATACCGCTCCAACTGTCTGGAGGTGCCTGAAAACTGTACCTACCCTCATAAGGTCGAGGTCACCGGGAAGGACAGCCTCATCGATGCTGTAAAGCACGATTATGTTTGTGCCGAGTATCAGGGCAACTACCGCAGCAACGACAATTTCATCGGTTCCGACTGCTTGCCGGTCGATTGTGATAACGACCACAGCGACGATCCGGAAGAATGGGTCTATCCCTCAGACGTTGCTACTGCTTTTCCCAGTGTTGCCTTTGCGGTTCATTACAGCCGCAATCACATGAAAGCCAAAGGCGGCAAAGCTGCACGGCCGAAGTTCCACGTCTTATTCGCTATTGATCGAGTCATCGAACCCTGCCAGTACAGCGAGATGAAAAAGCTGGTCAACAGCATCTTCCCGTACTTCGACACCAAGGCACTCGATGCCGCTCGGTTCTTCTTCGGGACAAAGGAGCCGGAGGTCGAGATCTTCGACGGCCCGATGACGCTTACTACCTTCCTTGCTGACGACGATTTTGACGCCAACATGGACTCCGGCAGCTATGGCGACATCGTCATTCCCGAAGGCAGCCGCAACGCCACGCTGTCCCACTATGCCGGACGCATCCTGAAACGCTTCGGAAATACCGATGAGGCACATAAGCACTTTGCGGAAGTGGCTGTTTGCTGCCAGCCGCCTTTGGAGCAGTCGGAGCTCGACAGTATCTGGCGCAGCGCACAGCGGTTCTATGGGAAGGTCGCTGCACAGGAAGGATACATTCCCCCGGAGCAATACAATCAGGACCTGCAGCTCAAGCCCTCCGACTATTCCGACGTTGGACAGGCTACGGTGTTGGCACGGGAATATGAAGGCAAACTCCGTTATTCACCCTCGACCGATTTTCTGGTCTATAACGGTCGGTTCTGGGAGGAATCCAAGCCCAAGGCTCAGGCCGTAGCGCAGGAGCTCACCACTCGCCAGCTTGAGGAGGCCGAAACCGAGATCAAGAAGGCAACCGACGAAATGATGAAAAACGGCGCATGGGAGCTGCTGGCATCGATGGGTCCAAAGAAAGCGGCTATGGCTTTCAGCTCGGAACAGGCTCGTTCCTTCCAAAAGTACGAGAACGCCACAACCTACCGCAACTATGCCATCAAGCGCAGAGATTCCAAATACATCACCGCTGCCCTAAAGGAAGCACACCCGATGGTTGAGATTGACCAGCGGCAGCTCGACGCAGACGAGTTCTTGCTCAATACCCCTTCAGCTACTTACGACCTTCGTATTGGCCTTCCTTCCGCTCATGAGCACACTCCTGCGGATTTCATTACCAAGCAGACCACGGTTGACCCGTCCGATGATGGTATGGATATCTGGCAGGACGCTTTGGAGACCTTCTTCTGCGGTGACAACGAGCTCATCGATTATGTTCAGGAGATCGCTGGCCTTTCCGCTATCGGGAAGGTCTGTGTCGAGGGCCTGATCATTGCCTACGGTGAAGGCCGCAACGGAAAATCCACCTTCTGGAATACGCTCTCCCGTGTGATGGGTACCTATAGCGGCAACATGTCCGCAGACACTCTGACTGTCGGATGCAAGCGGAATGTAAAGCCGGAGCTGGCTGAAGCCAAAGGTAAACGGATAATCATTGCCGCCGAACTGGAGGAAGGTATGCGCCTGAACACATCCAACGTCAAACAGCTCTGTTCAACGGACGAGATCTATGCGGAGAAAAAGTACAAGGACCCGTTCAGTTTCGTACCGAGCCACACCCTTGTGCTTTACACGAACCACCTGCCGAAGGTCGGTGCGATTGATGCCGGAACATGGCGTAGGCTGATTGTCATTCCGTTTAACGCCAAGATTGAAGGTTCCTCTGACATCAAGAACTATGCCGATTACCTTTTCAACAAAGCTGGCGGTGCAATCCTGAAATGGATCATGACCGGTGCCAAGCGTGTGATCGAAAAGGATTATCACATCGTAAAGCCAGCCGTGGTGGAAGCTGCGATCCAGAAGTACAAGGACAATAACGACTGGCTCTCGCAGTTCCTCGATGAATGCTGTGAGATTGACAGCTCCTATTCCGCTAAATCCGGAGACGTCTACAACGCATACCGCAGCTATTGCATGCAGGTGGGCGACTATATCCGCAGCACGACTGATTTCTACACTGCGCTGGAATGCGCCGGTTTTGAAAGGAAAAGAAGCAAATCTGCACGGCTGCTTTTTGGCCTGCAGCTTAAGTCGGACTTCCTTGATTGAACCAAGGGTGACGGTCGATGACAGTCTTTACAGGAACTATTCTTAGAGCACTAAAAAACAAGGCCTAAGAAAAGTTACGGAATTACCCGTCATCGACCGTCACCACCCACTCTAATTCCTGATGGAGGAACATTATGCGAGAGAAAATCATAGAACAACACTTAGTCAAAGCCGTGAAAAACAGCGGCGGCATTGCACCGAAACTGGTGAGTCCCGGATTTGATGGGATGCCGGATCGACTGGTACTGCTGCCCGAAGGCAAGATCGGATTCGTGGAGGTCAAGGCACCGGGCAAGGAACCGAGACCTTTGCAGGTAGCCAGACACGGATTACTGCGGCGGCTGGGATTCAAGGTATATATCCTTGATGCCCCTGAGCAGATTGGAGGGATACTTGATGAAATACGAACCGCATGAGTACCAGAGGTACGCAATCAACTATATCGAGGACCATACCTTCGCTGCCGTGCTGCTGGACATGGGCCTTGGCAAAACGAGCATCACACTGACCGCTATTGCGGACCTGCTGTTCGACAGCTTCGAGGTTCACAAGGTGCTGGTCATCGCTCCGCTTCGAGTAGCCCGTGACACTTGGAGCGCAGAGCTTCAAAAGTGGGACCAGCTTCACCACCTGACCTATTCGGTGGCGGTCGGAAGCGAGGCTGAGCGAAAAGCGGCCCTGACGAAGAAAGCCGATATTTACATCATCAACCGTGAGAACGTCCAGTGGCTCATTGAGAAAAGCAAGCTCCCGTTTGACTACGACATGATCGTAGTTGACGAGCTTTCTTCCTTCAAAAACCACCAGTCAAAACGCTTCAAGGCCCTGATGCAGGTACGGCCCAGAATCAAGCGTGTCGTTGGGCTCACCGGCACTCCGGCCAGCAACGGACTGATGGATCTGTGGGCAGAGTTCAAGGTCATCGACATGGGAAAACGCCTCGGTCGGTTTATTACCTATTATCGGCAGGAGTATTTCGTGCCGGACGCCATGAACGGCCAGATCGTTTACAGCTACCGTCCGAAACCCGGTGCCGAGCAAGCCATATACCGGAAAATCTCGGATATTACCATTTCGATGAAATCCACGGACCACCTGAAGATGCCGGAACTCATATCCAGCGAATACAAGGTCTATCTCAGTCCCAATGAGCAGGACGCCTACGACGAGATGAAAAAACAGTTCATTCTGGACCTGCCCGATGGTGAAATATCCGCTGCTAATGCTGCAGCCCTCTCCGGCAAGCTCTCCCAGATGGCCAATGGTGCCATTTACGACGATGCCGGGAATACGGTCCCCATTCACGAGCAGAAGCTGGACGCTCTGGAGGACATTATCGAGTCGGCAAACGGCAAGCCTCTTCTGGTGGCCTATTGGTACCAGCATGATCTGGAGCGGATCATGAAACGGCTGCATGATCGCCATATCCCGTTTTCCAAGCTGGACAAAGCCGACAGTATCCGCAGATGGAACAACGGCGAAATCCCGGTAGCCCTGATTCACCCGGCTTCTGCGGGACACGGCCTCAATCTTCAGACCGGCGGCAACACCATCGTCTGGTTCGGCCTCACATGGTCCTTGGAGCTCTATTCCCAGACCATAGCAAGGCTCTGGCGGCAAGGTCAGACTGCCGAAACTGTGGTCGTTCAGCATATCGTGACGGACGGCACTATTGATGAGCAGATTCTCCGGGCACTTAAGGCCAAAGACAAAACGCAGTCGGCTCTGATCGCTGCGGTCAAGGCAAATCTGAAAATCTAATGACAATATTCGACAATCCACGCCAATCCGAGTGATCACAAATTCGGAGGTGCGACTTTGAACCCATACGAGAATCTGGCAAACGCCATCATTCTGCAGGCGGCCAAGGATTACCGGCTAACCGACGACGAACAGCAGCTTCAGGAAATAGAGCGATTCTTCCGTTCCGGCTGGTTCGGTGTCCTGTCAAAAGTCGATCCGGAATTCCTCATAAAAGAGCTACGGAAGGAGAAGCGAAATGACCGCTAAAGAATATCTGTCACAGGCCCGGACGCTGGATATGCGGATTAAATCCAAGCTCCAGCAGATCGAGTCTTTAAATGAACTGGCCACATCCTGCACCGTCGTTTACAGCGACATGCCCAGAAACCCAAATCGTGGAGGCTCCAAAATAGAACGGGCCGTTTTGAAGATTATCGAGGTTGAGGAAAGCCTGAAACACGACGTCGAGGATCTGGTGGAATTGAAGAAGGAAATCATGGCCACAATCCGGGCCGTTTCGGATGTTGAACTGCAAACCCTGCTGGAGAAGCGGTATCTGTGCTTCCTCTCGTGGGAGAAGATTGCGGTTGAGATGCATTACAGCATCCAGCACATTTACCGGATGCACGATACGGCGCTTTCCTGTGTGGCCGCCATCATGAGAGTAAATGAGAGAGATTGAGAGTCGCCTTTTATGATAGTATTATGATGGACAAAGTAAAACCTACGGAAGCCTTGTGGGAGTCCCTCTCCCGCAGGGCTTTTGTTATGCCCGGAAAGCGAGGTGATTATGTGCCAAGGAGTCCAAAGAAACCCTGCGCTTACCCCGGCTGTCCAAGGCTTACTGATAGACGCTTCTGCCAGGAGCACGAGAAGCTGGACCGGGATCGTTACAACAAGTACGAGCGCAGCCCGGACGTCAACCGCAAATACGGCAGGGCTTGGAAGCGTATCCGTGACAGGTATGCAGCGGCCCACCCTCTGTGTGAGCAGTGTCTTAAGGAAGGTCGGTTAACATCGGTCGAGGAAGTTCATCATATTCTTCCTATTTCCCAAGGCGGCACCCACGATGCCAGCAACCTGATGAGCCTGTGCCAGTCGTGTCACACGAAGATCCATCACGAGCTCGGTGACCGGTGACCGTGGGGCGGGTCAAATCTCTACGACCTTTCTACCCGGACAGCGGCGTGGGGTCACGAGCGCAAAAATCAGAAATCAAACGGGGTATTAACCCCCAGCCCGGAAAGCGAGGTGAAATGTGTGGCAAAAGACGGAACTATGAGAGGCGGTCAGCGTGTCGGTGCCGGAAGAAAATCCAAGGCCCTGACAGATAAAATCGCTGACGGCAGGTTAAATGGTGCGATGGTGCTCCCGGAACCGGCAGAAATCGAAGGAGCGGTTGTTCCTCCGGTCAAAGAATACTTAAAAGCCGCTCAGAAGAACGGCAAGGACCTGTGTGCCGAAGAGGTCTACCGGGATACTTGGAACTGGCT